GCTGCCAATGGTGCGGCTGCGGGTGCGTTCTACGTGCATGCGGGCTATGCGGCTTCGGATGCGTCTGCGTACTACTCGTCGCCCCTCTGCTTTTTTGCGGAAGATCCGGTGATGGAATAAAACGAAAACGGAGCGAAGCGAAAAAACGCAAACAGCACCGGAAAGCCGGGCAAAAAATATAGTTCTTTGAAATTTTGACATACCAAGGCGTCCGAAAGGCGGCGGGGCGGAGCAATCCAAACCCCGCCGCAGGCGGGCGAATTTTAGCGGAAAAATTGCTGTTTTGTGCAGAAATGTGGCAGGAAATTGTTAATTTTGCACCACGTTACAAGGAAAACATCCGGTAACCGGTTGCAGCCCTTGCAGTAGTGAGCCTTCGTGTCCGCGCGGCTGGCGGTAACGCTAACAATGGTGCGAATGCAGGTGCGTTCTACGTGAATGCGAACTATGCGGCTTCGAATGCGAATGCGAACTACTCGTCGCCCCTATACTTGCACGAATAAAAATTACATTGCGATAAAGGGGCTGGACCGTGCCACTTGGCAAAAGATAACATGAATGCAGAGGATGCCGGTAGGACCAAGGCAAAAGCCGTCAGGTGTTGACAGTTTCCGAAGCGTGCATAGCAGACCCAAAGACCCGATAAAATGACCCGAAGACCCAATGAAACGATACGGCTATTTGTTCGAGCGCATCTGTTCGCTTGACAATCTGCGTGCCGCCGCCTGTAATGCGGCACAAGGCAAGCGCCGGCGCGATGAGGTGCAGAAGTTTTTTGCAGACCTTGAAAGCAACCTGCAAGAGATACGCACGGAACTGCTTTGCCGGACTTACAGGACTTCACCTTATGAAGTCTTTATAAAGTACGAGCCCAAACGGCGCGAGATTTACAAACTGCCTTTTAAGGACAGGGTCGTGCAATGGGCCATTATGTTGGTCCTTGAGCCGATATGGACACCGCAGTTTACGGCAGACACGCATGCCTGTATAAAAGGGCGCGGCATTCATTCCCTGCTTAAACAGTTGCGTAACGACTTGGCGGAAGACCCTGAGGGGACACGATACTGCTTCAAGCTGGACGTGCGCAAGTTTTACCCGAGCATAGACCATGACATCCTTAAAATGGTCATACGCCGTAAAATCAAAGACCCTGCGGTTCTTCTGTTGCTTGACGGCATCATAGACAGTGCCCCGGGCGTTCCAATCGGCAACTACATTTCCCAATACTTCGCCAATCTTTATTTGTCAGAACTTGACCACCGCATCAAAGAGGTGGCCGGGGTGCGTTATTATTACCGCTATGCTGACGATATTGTGGTGCTGGCAGGAGACAAGGCGACTTTGCACGGTGTGCGTGTGTTCATAAACGACTACCTGAACACCGAGCGCAATTTGTCTATGAAAAGCAATTATCAAATTTTCCCGGTGGAAAGCCGGGGAATTGATTTTGTGGGCTATGTTACCTACCACACCCACAGCCTTGCACGCAAGCGCAACAAACAGGGGCTGTGCAGGGAGGTGGCGAAGTTGAGAAAAAAGGGAGTCCCCGAACCTGATATCATGTTGCGGACAGCTTCACGCGTCGGCTTCATGGTGCATTGTAACAGCAAACATCTATTAAAAATTCTTGGTATGAAAAAATTCAGTGAACTTGTGCCGGCAAAGACCGGCAACCTGACAGGTACGAAGTACCACATCGATGCAATCCTGAACCGTGAAATCCACCTTACAGGTTACACGGTCGCACCGTCAAAGCACAATGCGGAACCTTGCCTCACACTCCAATACGAGATTGAGGAGCCGCTAATGGAAGTAATGGCAGACGGAACGAGCCGCCACGTAATTGACGACCAGGGCAACCAGGTCAAAGGCTGGGTGCAGCATATCACTTTCACGGGCAGCCAGGCGCTAATACGCCAGTTGGACGGTGTGGAGATAACGGAACCGCTCAGGGCTAAAATAATAAAACAACCAATCGAACGGAATCGGTGCTTTTATAAAATCGTCGATCCGGACGATTAAAAAAGCAAATAAACAATGAACACAGCGACCTACACAGAAAGAAAAAAGTTTGTTAAGTATGATGAAAACCATGTGCTGCTTTATCTGAACGAGCAGCCGGGTGAAGTTACCGACCAGGAGACTGGCAAAAGCGTGCCGGGGTTCTCTTACACGGGCGACCAGCCGGACGGCGGCACATTGATTGAGGCGACCGGCGTAACTGATGAGAACCGACGCGACAAGTTTGTAGCTGGGCTTATTGGCTTTCACTACGACATTGACGCGCAGATCGCCACACTTGCCAACGGTGCAGACACACCGGAACACGCTGCGGAACTGGCGCAGTTCTCCGCATTGCGTGCGCAGTGTAAGGACGAAGTGGACGAACTTCTGGCACGAACCCTCTAACCTGTTCCGGCTATGGCACGAACAATAGAGGACATAAAAAATGGCATGACCGCAGAGTGGATAAAGCAGCCGGCGGTCATGTCTGCCTACGGGCTTGACGGGAAAAAGACTTTTAAGGACTGTTTCAGTGCGGCAAGCCTTGAAAATATCCTGTTCTATGTCTTTGCCTTTGCCGTCTGGTCGCTTGAGTCATTGTTTGATATGCACCGCCAGGAGGTGGAGCAGCTCATTGAGGAGCTGGAGCCCCACACCCTGCGCTGGTATGTGGCAAAGACAAAAGCCTATATGCAGGGCTGCAAGCTTGTGGCTGACTGCGACTATTACGACACAAGCGCAATGACCCCCACGGACATAGAAGCCGCCAAGGTGGTCAAATATGCCGTTGCCACAGAGAGCAACACGGTGGTATATATCAAGGTGGCCAGGCAGGACGCTGACGGTAATCCTGCAAAACTGACCGATACACAACTTGCCGGGCTTCGTGCCTATCTTGACGAAATAAAGGACGCCGGTGTCTCCGTGCAGGTGCGAAATGAGCCGGCAGACGACATGCAAATTTCCCTTGTGATTTATTATGACCCTACACTGCTGAGCGTGGACGGAAACGGCGCGGGCATACTTTCCGACGGCTCCGAGCCGGTGCGTGAAGCTGTGCAGTCGGTCATTACCGGTCTGCCATTTAATGGCGTGTTCCGTAAAAGCGACCTGATGGCAGCTCTGCAAGCCCTTCCGTGCGTGGAGGTGGCGGACATCAAGAGCGTGCAGGTAAAGCCGCACAGCGCAAAGGAATATGAAACGGTTACAGGCTTCAACAGGCCTTACAGCGGCTATTACAGCATCAACAGCCTTACCGTGGACTACCAACCTTATAAAGCCGTTGAATGATGTTTGAAATAGACTTTAAGCGGCTTGTCGCCCTTCTGCTTCCCATGAGTCTGCGCCGTCCCCTTATCTTCGGGGTGTTGCGTGCCGGGGTCAGTGGAGTGGAACGGACTTACAAGGATTTTATGGCGGCGCGTAAGGATCATAATTTCCGCCTGACGCATAACGGGCAAGTCTGTTATTTGCAGGGCGTGTTAAACTACTGTTTCGGTCGTGGCTTCAAAATCGGCAGCATAAAGAGGGAGGGCGACTGGCTGTATGCCGTAACTGAAACAGGGGAAAACATCACATTGGCATCTACCGAGGAGGGAAAGGGGGTGCCGGTGTTATATAGCGAGCAGATGCTTAACGCTGCTCAAAATGATTTTGTGGTATTTGTTCCGGGCATCTATTGGACACGCCTGGAAGAAATAAAGGCAATGGTGGACAGATATAAACTCGTGACCAAGCGTGCGCACTACATCAAGACCAACAGCCTGTATTCCGTTATGCAGGATTTGGAGATAGTGACGACCTGGACCCCAGATGTGTTTAACCAATTAACAGCAACAAAATAATGAATACCGCAAGTTATACAAGCACGACTACTGCCACCGGTGGCGTCGGCAAATATCCGCTTTCAACCGAAACGCTGGACTTTATCCAATCACAAATAAAGCTGCTCGAATGTCTGGCAGGCATAGGCGGCAAAAATTACATTTTGCAGACTGACACCGGCGGCATAGTCGTCATTACCCAGAAGAACGGCACCCCTGAGGTTCTGGAACTGATGCAGAAGCCGGCATTTTCACGGTCGGTGAAATATGTGACGGTGATAACCGAAACAGAGGACATCAAGGCTGATGATGAGACATATCTGGAGGCACGCACATACCGCCGTGCCCAGTTCACGACAGCCAAGGGCGAGGAAAGTTACGACATCAACAGTTTTGCCAACGTGTCAGGCAAAGCGCTTGGAGCCTTCCCGAGCAACACCCTTTTGGCGGAGCAGATTAAGAACCTTCCCGCAACGGTTCTGGAGTACCTCAAAGACACATTGGCGCAGAAGCTCACAAGCAAGCATCTGAAAGGCGTAACCAAGGAGCAGATAAATAACCTACGCACAGCCTGCGTCCTGTCCTGCACCGAAAGCGTTGCCCTTTTCGGGGAGACAGACTACACCCTTGTAATTACCGAGCAAGGCAGCAAGAATGTAAGGCAGGAACTGATACAGGGCGACAATGTGCGTTATATCCGCACAGGAGACCGAACCACCTGGGGCGCATGGGAGCAGCAGACGGAAACGGCAATGCACCTGGAAGTTAAAACCGTTGGCACCACAGTTTACGTGCGTCATGGAGTTATTGGAACGGACTGCGACCTTGTGCTGCTGCGCAAAAAGAAGCGCAGCGCATGGCGTGCCACGGGAGGTGTCAAGGCATACGCTAAAAACAGGGGTGTCCGTAAAAAGAGAGCCGCCAAAATGCAGTATGTGCATTTCAAGGGCATACGGCTGAGCAAGGGAACGCCCGGCAAATGGTATGTACCCAAGTGCATAGCCGTTGCGGACAAAAAGGCAGACAGCAACCTCATAGGCAAAGAATTGCCGGGCTTGTGCGCTTCGTTGTTCTATGTCTCTGCTGATGGCTCTTTCCGCATTCAGGGTGTCCGCAAAAGAATAGTGCTGAAAAATGCGCCACACAAAAAGGGCGTGCAACATTCCGGATATGCGCCTATTGGCTTGCAGATAGCACGCCTTAACAGCGTTGGCGGCAAGGACAGCGGCGGTGAAATAGTGGGTATGAAATACAGAATAAGACAGCAGAAGTTCAAGGTAAAGAACACCATAAATTATGTGTTCCGCAGAACGTTCTCCGTTGAATAACCAAACGTAAGGGCATAAAAAAAGTGGGGCGGTAAACCTCACTTTTAAGTCCCTGCGGCCGAGGCACGATGTACGCACGTCAAAGTAGTAATAAAAACTATTGCTACCGGTCTGCTTAACACTTTTTGGAAGCAGTTCGCTTCACGGGATTAAACAGAAAGCAAAGGGACGGGGTTAAATCTTGCTATTCCCTCATTGCTTTCATGGAAAGGCTGCGGGGAACTCGGATTGAGCATTTTTCAGTTCCCCACGGTTGCGGGGAAACGAACGTCGCCGAAGCTAACAAACAGGTTTTTTAACGAAAATTCTAAACGGTGCATATCGGGCTACAAACGGACTTTTACTGGAGTTCTAACAGATGTTGCAAAGGTACGACTAATTTCTTTATACAACAAACAAAATACGAGGTAATTATGCTGAATGAGCAGGATTTATAAAAGTGCGCCGCTTCCTTTTATGGGGCAAAAGCGGTATTTCGTCCGGGCGTTTTCTGAAACGCTTGGAGCATTGGAGGGAAAGATTGACACGGTGGTCGATTTATTCGGTGGCAGCGGTCTGCTGAGCCATACCGCCAAAAAGGTGTTGCCCGGTTGCAGGGTCATTTACAACGACTATGACGGTTACTCGCAGCGTCTCGCACATGTCGAGCAGACGAATGAAATTTTAATGCTGATTAAAGAGCGGTTAAAAGGCGTTCAATCGAATGCCAGGTTAAGCGACAGACAGCGTGCCGATGTGCTGGCCATTGTTGAAAAATATGAAGCCGCCGGCTATGTGGACGTAATGACAATAGGCCGCTCGGTGCTGTTCAGCGGCAAATGGGTCAAGACTCTGGACGAACTGCGCAAACACACGATGTACAACCGTGTGAAGCCTGGCGGTTATGACTGTTCCGGTTATCTTGACGGTCTGGAAGTGGTCAGAATGGATTACAGGGAACTGTTTGCCAAGCATAAGGACAACAGCCGTGCGCTGTTCGTGCTGGATCCGCCGTATCTTACTACCGAGGTCGGCCAATATGAGAACTACTGGAGGCTCACCGATTATTTGGACGTGTTGAAACTTACAAAGGGCACGAAATATGTTTATTTCACCTCTGACAAGTCCCAGATAACTGAACTTTGCAACTGGCTGGTCTGCGAGTTCGGCGAAGCTGCGCCACTTTATGGGGCAAATAAGCAGGTGCGGACCAACACCCTTAACTACCAGGCGAAATTTAATGATATGATGATAACAAAGCTCTAACCTCATTCACAGGCGGAGGCAATAAAAAAACCCCCGGCTTGTTTGCAGAATCCTACCTCATACAAACACGGAACACCCAAAGGGAGCAGCCGGGGGCAAAAAGCCTTCGTCTTCCCTTTGGGTGTTTCAATACGAGGTAGGAGTTGCAAAGGTACAAATAAACTGCTGAATGACAATATATGAGGTCTTGAAATTTATCGGTGAGCCATTGGAAAGGCTTACAAATGCAGGAATAAAAACAGGTGATTACAAATATATTGCACTTTATGAGGATTACCGGAAAGCCCTAAAAACAGGTGAAAAGGTGGGTTATATCGTGGCGGTTCTTGCGGAGCGTTACGGCGTGAGCGAGCGAACCGTTTACGATGTTGTAAAGCGGTTCGGTCAGGACTGCAAACCCTTTTCAGTGTGATATTGCGCAAAACTTTGTGTGAGGTTCATAAACGGCCTAATTTTGCGCCTACGAATGGAAAACAAGTATTATCAAATCTTAGACAAGATATTGCGCTGTGGGAAGAAACAGAGCAATAAAAAGGGCGACATTATTTATCTGCTTAATGAGCAGCTTTCTTTGTCGCCTTCTGACCTCTTGAACATCTTTGAGGGTCATAACATAGCACGCAAGAAGTTGCGCAGTGAATTGAGCCTGTTTATGCAGGGAGAAAGAGACCTGAGCAAGTACAGAGAAGCCGGGATAAATTGGTGGGATTATTGCGGGCAAATTCTCATTAACAGTTATCCTACTTACTTTGAGAAGCTGCCGGCTTTAATCGCCCAAATCAACAGGGAGAAACGCAACAGCAAAAATTATGTGCTGTTCTTGGGCTCGACAGGTGCAGAAACCAATCAAGCACCTTGTTTAAGCCTTATTCAATTCCAGATTGAAGACGGTGAATTGGTTTTGTCAGCCTATCAAAGAAGCAGCGATGCAAACTTAGGTTTGCCTGCTGACATTTACCATTTGTATTTGATAACGCGACAAATTGAACTGCCTTTGAAGTCAATAACGCTGAACCTTGGAAATGTTCACATCTACGCAAACAACGCAGACAAGACGCGCGAACTTCTGGCAGGAAATGAAGCGGTAAAGTTTGAATTGAACGTGTAAACAGACGCAAGAGAAAAAGAAACAACGCTGATTAAAGACCTGAAAAAGTGGCTTTTAATCAGCGTTTATTTTGTGTTTAGTTTTCTAATTCTTTCCAATCTTCTAAACATTGGAAAGAATTGCTGTGAATTGAGAAGCGAAAAAAGAGAAGTTTTGCTCGTTTCGTTTTCAGATTTTGCACATTTCGTTTTTGCGATTATATAATTTCGGAAAATTTTTCCGAAAATTTGTACGTGTAATCGAAAGATTGCACGTATTTATTATATAAACGTTTCACGAGCAAGTGGAAAAGACAAGAAGAGACATAGATGTTTTCATGGGAGGAAACGATTCTGCGCTGTTCGAACGCATCTTCGTTTTCTACTACAGGAAAGTGTACAGCTACGCTTTCAGGGCCGTCCGTACCGGATGGGTCGCTGACGAGATAGCTTCATCTATCTTTTACAAGCTTTGGCTGCACCACGAGGAAATATTCTCCGGCAGGGAAATAACCAAGATCGAGGACCTGAACGGATATATCTTCACGATGGCGAGAAATGAAACCGCGAACTACTTCAGGGAAAGCCAGAGAATAGAGCAAGTGCAGGAGCGCTACGCCGAGCAGCTCTCCATGGAAATGAACGTTCAGGACAGACTCGACGACAAGACCTGTCTCGATGTGATAAAAAACGTAATCGACTCCATGCCGCACACCCGACGCAGGGTATTCAGCATGAGCCGCTATCTGGAACTCAGCAACGCCCAGATTGCCGACATGCTAGGCATTTCCAAGCGGACAGTAGAGAAGCATATCAGCAATGCCCTCGAACAGCTGCGCAATGAACTCGCTACCTATACGATGTAG